ACGCGTTGCAAGACGCTGCTGAAGTTCTTGATGCGTACAACACGGCTGTATCTGATACTCGTAGTGCTGTTGAAGACGTAGCTAGTGCAGAGCAAGAGATTGCTGATATTCGTACAGAAGCTACTGAGAACTACATCAGTCTGCAAGAGGATGTTGCCAGTGCTCTGGAGAATGTCTCGGATATTCAGAAGGCTGCTTTGCAAGAGTACATTGATGTTGGTGAATCTCTCCTTGAGTTCGTCAATTCTTACGGTACTACTGCGAATACATCCTTCAAGAGTATTCTGGACGCTGCTCGTTCGGGTGATCTGGAAGCTGCTGGTAATCTGCAATCTGCTGCTGAAACAGCTATTGAAGACGCGAGGGATAACGCAAGTACCCTAGCCGAAGCGAATGCTGCTCAAGCGAAGATTCTGGCGCAAGTTAAGGAGATTGCTGACTCGTATATCAATATCGAAGGGTCTAGCTTGCAGGATCGTATCCTTGCTAGTAACGAAGATTTGATTACGGCTACGCAAGAACTTGCTGACGTACAAGCCGATCTGGCTACTGCTTTGGTAACTGCTCTGAAGATTGGTGCTGGTCTGACTGCTTCTGATACTGACTTGGTATCTGAATACAACTCTGCGGTATCTAGTAAGAACCTTGCGGATGCAAAGCTGCAAAGTGCTGTTGATGTCCTTGAGGTAATTCAGAAGTACGTTGGTACTCTTCCTAATGCTGTTGGTAATATGACATCTGAATTGGTGCTGTATTCTGAAAGCGTAAAGAGTGCTGTTCAGCAGAATACACAAGCGATTCAAGGTCTGAATATCTCTAGTGATGTCAAGAGTCAAATCCAAGGCATTCAAGAAGGTATCAGTACTGCGATTGCAAGTGTTCAGTCTTCGGATATGCAGGCTAGCGAAATCCAGCTTGCTTTGTCGAACGATGCTGCACTGAGTTCTCTGGTTAACGAAGTTGCTGTATCTAGTCTGTCTTCTGGCGACAAGAACGCTTTGCTGAATGCTGGTCAGGATGCTACAAGCTACATCAATCTTGAAGCTGCTACGAGTACGCTGCTGACGGATGACCAACGCAGTGCTCTAGAGGCTGCTACGTCGTCTGTAGTCAAGGTCATGCAGGATACCCTTGCTTCGGGTTCTCTGTCGAGTACAGACGCTTCTATGCTGTCTACAAGCGATGCTACGGTACAAACAATTGTGCAGTCCTTGCTTCAGAACTCGCAGATTACTGCTGAACAAGAATCCTTGCTGAAGAGTATGCAGGATACAAGTACTGTCCAACAAGAGGTTCAATCTCTGGTTAGTGCTTTGTCTTCTGTCAGTACTGATACAGGTACGAGTACTTCCGATGCACTGTATTCGATTACGAGTACAAGCACTTCGGATACAAGTACTGATACAGCTATTGATTCTGACGATACAGAAGTCGTAGTACAACTGAAGATCCTGAATGAACGTATCATCCTTCTGGAAACCGCAGCCAAGGCTAGTGCTCTGTACGATGCCAAGATGCTGAAGATTCTGGAGCGAGTTACGCCTGATGGTGATTCGATTAGTACTACAAGCGCCAGCTAATAAAGACCAAAGGGAAGTCCGAAAGGGTTTCCCTTTTCTTCTATATAAGAACAAACAAAGGAATCTATGAAAGTCCTAAAACCCGTAACCTTTACCGAAGATAGGTTAGTAGCTTCCGATGTAACGGAGTTGTATAGCAACTGGTCTTCTGCTAGTACGTATGCTGTTGGAGATAGGGTTGTCTACGATAGTTCTATTTGGGAATCTGCTGTTGCGAGTAATACAAGCAACATCCCGTCAGATACCAGTACCAAATGGACGTATGTCAGTCCAACGAATCGACTTGCTATGTTTGATTCGCAGATTAGTACACAGACTACAAATTCATCTGGTATCGAAGTGACCATCCGTACGGGTGCGATTGATGCAATCTATCTGGGTAATCTAGGAGCTAGTTCTGTAGTGGTTACTGCTCGTGAAACCCTAGGTGGAACGATTACTTTTCAACAGACGTACTATCTGAGTGATTCCTACACAATCACAAACTGGTATGACTACTTCTTTTCTGATCCACTTGAACGCAAGACGCAATTGATCATACAGGGTATTCCTAGTAACTCAGGTATGCACGTTACAATCAAAATCAACAGTTCAGGTAATGCTGCTTGTGGTATCTGTCTATTCGGTAATATGCGTACGCTTGGTACTACGGATTACGGTGCTACCGCTGGTATTACTGACTACAGCAAGAAAGAAACTGATACTTACGGTAATACAACCTTTGTTGAGCGCAAGTTCACAAAGAAACTATCTGCTGCTGTAACTGTTCTGAACTCGAATCTGAATGTTGTCCAAAAGGCTCTGTACGAACTTCGTGCTACTCCTTCTCTTTGGATTGCTTCGGACGATGAACGATTTGAAGAAACCTTGATTGTGTACGGGTTCTACAAGGACTTTACGACTGCAATCTCTTACCCACAGACATCCCTTTGTTCGCTTGAAATCGAAGGTCTAATCTAAGGAAATACATGACTACTATCATTACTGCTCTTCCGACTCCTCCGACTCAGAGCGATCCGACTAACTTCAGTGACCGTGCTGACACATTCCTGACTGCTCTTCCTACCTTCGTTACTGAAACGAATACTCTTGCTGCTGAACTCAACCAAATCGGTACGAATAGTTCTTCGGCTGCTACGACTGCGGTTGCTGCTGCTAGTGCTGCTGTATCGGTGGCTGGTGTTGTGAAGTGGGTCAGCGGTACGACGTATGCAAACGGTGCGGCTGTGTACTCTCCGAGCAACTATCTGACATACCGCAGGATTACCGCAAGCGGTTCCGGTACGATTGACCCTAGCGTAGATACAACGAACTGGACACCTGTAAGCGGTACAGGTAATGTCAGTACCGACGGAAGCGGGAATCTCGCTATCGGTGTCGGAGGTGTCGCAGGCGCTCGTCTTGATGTGCGCTCTACTGCAAGTACTCCTGTTGTCAAGATTGCGGGTACTGGTACTGGTCTGCTTCTGCAAGCTAACACAGGTGCTCTTGGTTCTGAAAACGAAGAGTTTGCTGTAGACAACACAGGTCGCGTCTTTGTGAATACAAGTAGTACTCATGCTGCTTCGGATAGTTATCTGTTTGTCAACGGTAATACTTCGCTGTATGGGTCGAACCCTGCTGTGCAATTCAATGCATATCGCAGCAGCGGAAGTATCTACGCTAAGGCTGCTGGTTATACGGCTGCTCTGACGTTTGACCAGAGTACAGGTACGTTCGCTCTTGTGAATGCAAATACTAGTGCAAGTGCTGGTGCTGCGAGTACGATGCAACAGAGTCTTACTGTAGCTTCTACTGGTTTTGTGGGTATCGGTCCCGATGCTCTGTCGCCTTCTGCTCTACTTACTGTTGCTAAGTCTCAAGCGGATACTACAAGTGCTCGTGTAAGTAACACCAACAGTGCTGCTTCGGCATACAGCAGCATCAAGCTCACAACAAATGCTGGTACTTGGGATCTTCGTGCTGGTAGTACCGCTGGTAACGCTGGTTCGTTCAACCTTGTTCCTGCTAGTGGTACGGTGGCTTTGACCGCAACCAGTCTTGGTTACTTTGGTATCAATCAGACCGCTCCTGTAGCTCGTTTTGAAGTCCTTGAGAATGCTAGTACTCCAGCAATGCGGATTACTCAAACAGGTACAGGCGATGTCATCCAAGTTTTCGATGAACTTGCTGACACGAGTATCTTTGTAGTGAATGCTGCTGGTCTTGTTGGTATTGGCAATGCTTCTCCGAGTGCTGATCTGCACATCAAGGGAACTGCTGTTATTGAGAAACTGGAAGGTTCTGCTTCGTCTGAACTGCGGATGTACGGTACAAGTGGTCAGGTGAAGATTCGGAATGTTGATGGTTCGGGACTACAGATTGACACTGCGATTACCGATGTCGGTACGGTTACAAATGTAGCTCGTTTCGATTCTTCTGCTCTGACTTCGTATAAGCCTCTGGTTCTGACGAATCAAGGTGATACTGCAAATGCAATGACTATCTCTCGTGCTTCTGGTACAGACGGTAATGTTCTGATTCAGAACACAGGTGGTGGTGATATTACAGTTTCCAGTTCGCATCTAGTTCTGGATGTTACTACTCGTGCTCGAACTAAGGTCAACGGTACGACAATCTTTGATTCGACTACAAGTGGTACTACTGTCAACGGAGACTTCACCTTCAATAACAAACTGATCCTTTCAAACGGCGTTCGGATTGTTCCTGGTACAAAGCCCGCTGATTGGAATACCACAACTGGATCACCGCAAGCGGGCGAAATGCGATTCGTTGTGGAAGATAGTACTTACGATGACCAAGGGAATATCATTTCTTACACGTCAGGTGTTCTGTACATTTACACAGGTGCTCAAAACGGTCGTCGGGGTGGTTGGATTCAGATGTCCGGTAACAATCTCTGGGGTTCCAACGTCCTATAAGCATGCAACAAAGAATCCTTAATATCCTGATTGCAATCGATCAGCTACTCTGGGTTCTTTGTACCTTTGGTCATGCTTCTCCTGACGAGACAATCTCTGCTGGTTGTTATCGTATGGAGATGCAGGGTAAGGTACAAGGAAAACTATTCAGACCTTTGATCGATTACTTCTTCAGTCCTTTGCAGAAAGAGCATTGCAAGAAGTCCTATGAATCGGAAGTACTTCGCACACAAGCCAGATATATCTGACGGGTTAATATCATCAATTCTGATTAGGCGCTGTTACAATTACCTTTGGTAACGTTTACTAATACAAACCAAAGGACAACATGAAAGAACGTAAATTGCAAGATGCTATTGACCCTGAAATCTGGCAGGGATTGCCCCAGACGATTCAAGAGAAAGTCAATCGATTTGATCGTGAATACAGACAAGAGCTAGCTGAACGACATGAGCGTATTGAAGCTAAAGCACAGTCACTAGAAGACAAGATTGACAACCTGACAGATACTATTACTGATCAGCAGAAGGAGCTACAGGCTTTCAAGGAAAGTACAAAGGATCTACTTGAAGCATTCCGCAATATTCAAGGGTTGATCAATATCATCAAATTCATTGGTGGTATTGCGAAACCTTTGATTGTCTGTGCAGGTGCTGTGACGGCCTTTTTCATGTATTTCCAGGGAATCAAGATCAAATGAAAGAAATGAAATGCTAGAAACTATTACATCTGGTGTTCTCGGTAGTCTAGTAGGTGGAGCATTCCGGTTAGCACCAGAACTTCTCAAGCTAGTCGACAAGAAGGATGAACGCAAGCACGAACTCAAGATGTTTACCCTACAGACCGATCTAGAAAAGGTCAAGGGTGAATACCGCATGGAAGAGAAGTACGTTGATTTCAGCGTAGCTCAATTGCAAGCTATCGAAAGTACACAGAAGACTGAACTAGAAGCATTGAGCAAAGCACCTGCTTGGGTTGCTGCTATGTCTGCGCTAGTTCGTCCGATTATTACGTACCTGATGTTTGCGTTGTATATCGGCATCAAGATTGCCTTCATCTGTCAAGGCATCTTCGTTGACCCTGACGAATGGGCGCTGGTACTTGCGAAGAATTGGACGAATGATGACATCGGAATGCTCATGATGATTCTGACGTTTCACTTCGTTGGTCGTCCTCTTGAGAAGTACAGCAAGTAAGCATGCAAACCTCTCCTTCGTATTCTTCTGTTGTACCGATGTCTACGCAGGAGAAACTAGAACTTGTCAAGAGTATTTGCGTACAAGAATTCCTTGTGCCTTTTGAGGGATATGCAAAGCGTCTACCGAATGGAGATTGTCAAGCCTATCCCGATCCAGGAACAGGGGGAGTACCTTGGACGATTGGATATGGTTGTACGTTTGACGTAGACGGAAGTCCTATCAAACCCGGTACTGTCTGGACGCTTAAGAAGGCTCTGTACGTCAAAGGAATCGTTCTGAATGCCTTCCTATTGACTCTCCTGAAAACAAGCCAAAAACTGATCCTAGAGCATCCTAGACGTATTGCTGCTGTACTCTCTTGGGTATACAACATCGGCTTTGGGAATTACAGAGTTAGTACCTTCAAAAAGCGTATTGAAGCAAGGGATTGGGCAGGCGCTCAAAAGGAAGCTATGAAATGGAACAAGGCTAACGGAAAAGTCATGAAAGGACTGACAACTAGACGTGCTGCAGAAGGAATGGCTCTGGTCAATCCTTGAGATACAAATCGAAGACGGAAGTAGAAACGCCCGTATACCCAAAGGATGATTCCTCGGGTATACGGGCGTTTTGTTATTTCAGATTGTGTTTCTGGTACTCATTGCGAGCGAAGGCTTTGCCTGAGCGATAGTAAGTCGTCAGACTTACTGACACGCTAGACACTCCTCTTTACTAGCCTGCACACCCGCTTGGGTATACACATAATACAACCCAAGAATGCTCTCGTCTTCAAAGGCTTGCTGATGAATCTTTGCAATGTACGCAGGATCTTCGTCTGCACTGAAGAACAAGTTCAAGGACTGCCACTGATCCAGATACCTTGCACGTCCAGAAGCCATCCGAAGAATAGCACTCTGGTCCATCTCAAAAGCAGTCCGGAACAGTAGTTTCTCATCTTCTGACAAGAAGTCAAGACCCTGAACAGAACCGTTTGCATCCTGGATCTGACGAAGCGTACTCTTATCGTACTTGTTGTATTTCTTCAAGACCTTCAGAAAGACCGCATTGATCCGAGGGACTTCACCAGCGGCAGTTGTTTGTGTATAGACCATAGCAGGATCAGGGTTGATCCCTTCGGAGACACCACCAAGTAACGCTGCTGTACTCTTCGTCGGAGCGATAGCCATTCGATGCGAGTTACGGACACCAAGACCTTTACACCAATCGGGTTCACCGAAGATTTCGGCAAGGTCCTTACTAGCACGAAGACTTTCCTTGTCAATCTCGTACTGAATATCCATGTTCAGACGGTGTGCTTCAAAGGATTCAAAAGGAATACCTTCTTGTAGGAAGTACGTGTGCAATCCACAAAGACCCAGACCGAGTGCTCTGCTCTTTTCCGTAAACCGTACTGCTTTCTCTAGACCGGGAACACCCTTGGCTTTCTGGATGAATTCGGCAGCGATGCAATCAAGGAAGATTGTGCTCCAGTAAACCTTGTCTGTACCTTTGATTTGGTTCCAGTTCGCAGCGTTGATGGAGCTAAGGACACAAGTGAAGGTGTGTTCTGTGTCGTTGAAGAGTGTAATTTCTGACATTGTGTTCAGTTTGATTCGTTAGATCAAACCCTGCCTGAGCAGCTTACTGTTACCAGCAAGATCGGACTATATCTTGTCCTTTCGGACCCTCGCGCTTCGATAGCACTTGCTACCTACTCTACTTGCTTCTCCCGAAGGATGCTTTCGATAGTCTCTGCACGTTCCCTTTCGGGCTTCGCTCAGTATTGTCCCGAAGGATGTTCACTGAGTTCACGAGGTTTATTCTGTGCCTAGAGTTAACACAGATTTGAGGCACTGACATACAAATCGTTCTGCTTGTATGCTTCAGGCCGCTTACGGTTGATCTTGTCGATGAATACAAAGTATCCCTTACCGAGAACCATCTTCACCTTTAGCATGCGCTTGAATCGTCGATGCGCTTCTTGGTCGTTGCGCTTCAGACGTTGAACAAACGAGTCCTTGATGATCCAACCTACGTTCAAGTCATCGGGTTCTTGCATTAGATGCTCAATCAGTTCCCAAAAGTCACCGTGCTCAACATCCAAGTAAGCAGCGAAGGCACCTCTACGAGTATTACCTTGCGAGACATTGCGCATGCTCTGGACATGCTCTTTGATGACAGGGACAGCACCGTTACTTGCACCACCTGTACTGATCGGAGAACCACGAGGACGGATCGAACTGAAGTCAGAGCTAGTACCGAAACCATTCTTAGTCAGGCAAGCTGTTTCGTGTAGGTTCTGGTAGAAACCATCGATGCTGTCACCGATCTTGCTACCGCTGCACGATACAGGCATTCCTCGGTCTGTACCTGTGTTAGCCAGAACAGGGGTACTAGCAGACAGATCACCATCCCAAAGCAGGTCAAAGAACTTCTGTTGTGCTTCGTGCTCTAGGCGAGTTCCTTGCAGATGCTTTGCTGCTGTCTTGGCAATACGAGTGAACTGACCCTTGACAGATTCGGTGGTGTCATACTCGTACTTTTCCTTGAACATCTGGTATCCAGCGGTTGTGTACCACATTGGTACTAGACCTTTGGATTGCAGGAGCTTACGTTCTGCGCTTAGGGTTTCGTACTTGTTCTTTTGCTTCTTTTCTTGCATACCAATCCTTATTCTTGTTCTTCGTTAACCCAAACAAATGCATCTTCATCCCAATTGCGGTTGTACTCCCGACCCTGACCACTGAAGAAATCGTTGAACTGATAGTTGTTGATACCATCGTAAAACCATTCAGCAATCGGATTGTCCTTGAGTTCTTCTGCTGTATAGATTACAGGGACTTGCATCTTTTGCAGGCAGAGATTAGCACGGGAACGAACAAAGGTCTTGAGTTGTTGAGCATCGATATTTTCAATCGGTCCCATCTCAAAAAGCTTGTCAATCAGCAGGTCTTCGTGCTCGACAATTTTCTTTGCGATATGCTGAACAGCAAGATGCAGGTACTGCAGATCGTCATTCCAAACATCGTCAGTACCATCAAATGATTCTCTGTACTGCTGTAGTTTCAGGTTATACGACCAAGCACCAGCAAGACTATGCAGGTTCTCGTCACGAACACTGAAGTTAATCCCTCGGACAATGTTCATCATCTTGTTCTTGCCTGCGCTCTGGAAATGCTTCAAGAAGGCAAAGCTGCTGTACAGCACAACGCCTTCAACAAGACTAAAACCAGCAAGCGAAAGCAGATCATCAGGACTGTCGATGATACTCCAGATATGACGCATGCGCTGCAGCATTGCAGGATCATTGATGTACTCTTCGTAGAACTCGGGGTTGTCTACATGCAGTAGCTTATTGATCTTGTTATAGAACGGAGCATGCACCGCAAGTTCAAACATGCTGAATGTACTTGCCATGCGTTCAAACTCAGGACCATCAAACATCTTGCGATATCGACCACCCCAATATTCAGAACCGGCATGCGTTTCATACAGGCTAAACAGCTTCAGAGTAGTGATGATACTGTGGCGTTCAGCAGGAGTACAGCGCACGAGAATATCCTGAATATCCTTCTCTACTGCAATCTCTTCAGGAAGCCAGAAGACGTGCAATTGCTGCGTGCAGAACTCGTCAGGTTCTTTGTAGGTGTCAACGGGAATTAGATGCTTTGGGGTATTGATTACTTCTTCGGACATAGTTTCCTTTAGAGCAAGGAACGGACCTGTAATCAGATCGGTTCCTTTAGAGCATAAAAGAAAACCCTCGGTGGTTAGTCGAGGGTTCAGGGTGTAGAGAGCTTATTTTACAGAAGGATCACCAATCGAACTGATTCTCTTGTTACCAATCGAACATCACAAGAATACTTCCGTTCTCTGCACCGGATTCTTCACGGATGATTTCGTTGTATACCTCTACAACAGGAATAAACCACTGTTGATCATCTTCAAAGTATTCGGTGTCACATTCATACAGCCAGCAAGCGTGACCGTTGTGAAGGTCTTCGTAGAACACCCATTGGATGAACGCATACCAACAATCGTGAATAACATCACCAGGATACCCTGTCCGAGAACGCATGAACTCAATTTCTTCAATCTCAAGTCGACGACAGATTTCTTTCTGAATATCGTCCCAATCGTACAGACGAACAACTTCAGACTTCAGACCTTCATGGAGATGCACTTCATTTGCTCCTTTAAGGGTAACCATGCTGTACTCCTGTATCAATAACCGTATACCGATCCTTGGATTCAAGGACTTCCTGTGTATCTTCCGTAGCACTGCGTTCGCGGTAGTGATCGTCAAGTAGGCGATTGTTCAGATGCTTGTCCAATGCCTCTCGTGATGCAGAACCACTTTGCAGCCATTCATTATCTTGGCGTTCATTACCGAAATACCGCATACCAAACACAATCTTGTCCTGCAGGTTTCGATGCCAGATGTTTTCTTGCTGTGTATAAGGCTGATTGGTATCTAGACCAAGAAACCAAAGCAGATTGACATCAGAAGCATTCCGAAAGCTAGGAAGGCTAACTCGTACGTAATCCAAGTCTGCGAGAGAAATATAACGCTTTGCGTAAATCCTAGAGATAAACGCTGCTTCAGGCTTTGGTTCTTTTTCAATGAATCCTTCGTCATCTGGATCATACTCCCATTGGATTGCTTGCATTTCCTGCATCTGCTTTGGAGTGACTGCAGGATTCTTACGAGGACCGCGCTTGCGCTTAGGCTTTTGGGTATCGGATTGGATTTCGTTTACTGCGTCGGTACTCAATTCTTCTCCTTGTCTGCGATTGCTTCGTGCTCCAGAAGGAACAGGACGTTACTGCTGATATGCGCCAGATGCTTTAGATCGCTTTCCTTATCATGCTCTTCACCAGCAAGGTACGCAAGAAGATGCCGAAGAAGAGCATCCTTGTATCGCTTAGGATCAACCTGCTTCCAGTTCTCGTCACCGTATTTGTTTGCGCCGTATTGCAGAACTTCAATGGTTTGATGTACTGCATTCGGAAGGCTTTGGAAGAGCAAGGTCGGTCGGAGCTTACCTTGATCAAATTTCTGTCCGACAGTAGGTTGCACCTCCTCTACAGGACATACAAGGTCAAAAGAACTGATTTCACCTGCGAAATATATACCATCCTGGGTGAAACAGAGTGCATCAAAATCAGGAGGCGCACCCCTCGCTTCGATAGGGTAGGCGCACTCTTCATCTTCAATACGAGTGATCGTTACATTACAGGCAGAGAGCGTACGCCAAACCTGACCAACCTTGACCTGATGACCATTCACAAAATAAGACATCAATCTCTCCTTAACTCAGAACCCAAGGATTCGACATCGGAACAAACCTAGACAGATCGTTCGATACAAACCGAGGATGCTTCCGAACCTTACCTTCAGAATCTTGCAGGTGCATAAACTCACCACAAGGACTCCAGCGAATCGTCCAAGTGTTCTTCTGTGCTGCATTAGCAAGATCCACAGCGGATGCTTGGTCTTCAACATGAACGAACTTGCTCAGGTTGTTTTCAGCAGTAGCTTCAGCAGCACCCACCACGTCAAACCCTTGCTTGTGCAACTTGATCAAAGCAGAGATAGCACAGAAAGCAGTATCGACTAGACCGTCAAGGAGTAGTTTCGGATTACTTTCATCAATAGCATCAACAGTTTCCTTGACTTCTTCAACAAGAACCTTGATTTGGTCTTTGACACTTTCAATACTGTGTTTGTTACCCGTAAGGTGTTCCCATTGTTCGACCATGCTGACGAACTCGTTGAGATTGACGGGAGTGCGAGAGGTTTTATTTTGGTACATTGATTTCCTTTTGTGTTGCTCAGAACCGCACGTTCTTCGTCTTTAACTCAGAACCAAACCGTCACTGCATACACCGCCGGTTCGACCCCGAACTTACGGAAGAACACCCGTCGAGCTTCTTCAATCTCAAGATTCACGCAGTATGGGTTGGTTTCTCGGATGATCGTCCCTATGTTGCAAGAATCAACGTCGTGTGGATGATAGATCAGAACAAGACCTTCGTCATCATAATCATCTGAAATGTCCCCGTATTCTTCGCGTTCAAAATCATCCAGCGAAGGAACAACATCAAGAGCATTCAGACCGCAGAATACGTAAGAGATGTATTGGTATGACATGGTTTTTCCTTTAGTTCAGATGATTTCGTATTGCCAGTCGGTGTCGATCCAGCGGATGAAGCCATCAATCCGCTCAATAGCAGCGATACTAAGCGGATTACCTTCGTGATAGAGGTACACGTATTCGTTAGCGTCGAGAGCACGCAAGTACTTGCGATAGCCGACCGACTTCTTGACTACAGGCTTGATGCGGTAGTCAAACTCTGCAAAATTGAAGTAGTCGGAACCGAACGTAAACCACTGCCTACCCAGCGGATCTCGAAATTCAACATCTTCACCATTTGCATACGCTTGCATCACAGCCGCTTCTTGCAGCAACCGAGCCTTCGTATCTTCCTGCATATTCACCCTTTCCAAACAAATAAGACCCCGAGCCTTAACCCGGGGTGTTGATCAACGATGACGGTAGTCTATCT